AACCATAAGATACAGGAACTTTAGTAAGTAACCCTGCACTATCTGTTACTTGTAATTTTACGACATTATCAAAATAATATTTAATAGTTTCATCAATTTGATATAGTCCTATTTCAATATCTTGTATAGTATCATTATCTCGACGCGTTTGTTTTGCTCGATCTACATTTAACCTGTTATGTCTTATATCTTTTTGTGCCATTATCTATAAAGTGTTTGCCCACCTTCTGTTGTACCAGTTGTTCCTGTACTAGTTTCTTTATTTGGACTATCTATGTTAATTTTTGATCTTCTTGTTAAGTGTGCTTTTGCAATTGTTGATAAACTTTCACCTTCTGATATATTATAAGCACCATGAGGGTCAGATATATTTTGATTTCTACCAAATAGATATTGATTTCTAACTGTTGA